CCGAACGAATCGGAAAGCATCATAGAAGCAGCATCGCCAGATTCGGCAAATACCTCTGCCTGCCCCGCCGCTGCCTTACTCGCATTAGCGATAGTATCGTATCCGGTTGCTCCCTTTTCTATGCCGGGAATCAGCGCGCGTAAAGCCTTGTCATTTCCGCTATAGGCTTTGGCTACGGCATCGCTAGCGGTAGCCAAATCGACACCGGCAAAGCGCGCTACATCCTGCGCCGTTGCCAGCAATTCGGTACTCTTAGTCATGCTCCCCGTAGCAGTAGCAAGAGATTGCAAAGACTGCATAGTCTCGGAGTCAGTAAACGCTAACTCTTGCCCCGCCTTAATCGCCGCGTCAGATTGCGCTACCCAATCTCCGGTAGCCGCGCCTGCCTGCTCGATAGCCTTAGCGTATGCCTTTTCCTCTGCGGCAGCATTGGCACCCGCCTTACCGACCTCCCAGAGCGCCGCAGCGGCAACGGTAGCCACCCCACCGGCTAAAGCCAACTGCCCTACTGGTAGCCCGCCTAGAGCGCCCCCAAAGCCTTTTGTAGACTTTGTGGCATCCCCCATCGCATCGGATAGGCCGGACGCATCACCGATAATCCTAACGGTAAGCGCTGGGCCAAGGCCACCAATAGCCATCTAACTAGCCCGCCTGCGCCGCGCGCCTTGCCGAATTCGTGGCTTCGGTGTCAATTCCGTTACTGCCTTAACCTCTGCCATCGTCATTTGCTCCGCTTCACGCGGGGAAACTCCGGCAATCTTAGCAACGGATGCTACCGCTTTTGCGCGCAATTCATCGGCGCGGTTTTCCTCTGCCGTGGGTGGCCTACCCGTTACGGTTAGGTCATAGGTACAGACTTCCGCAAATGTTAATTCTGGCTCCGCGCGTCTAGCAAGTACCCATGCAAAAGCATAAATAAGCCTAGCCTTTTTGGCTTGACTCCCACGGTCTAGGATACGCGAAAAATCGTCGGGGTTTACCCCCGCCGCTTCCCCCATATCGAGCGCTTCGAGTAGCGTAAGTTTACCGGGGCGAATCTGCGAAACATCTAGGAAAACCTTACGAGGCTCGGCGCTATCATCGTTAAGGATTAAATCCGGCTTTTCTTGCTGCATCTACTATTTCCTTTTCGTATGCGGCTAGTACCTCTTTTTCGTGATTCGCAAACGCTTGTATTGTGGCGAAACTACCTGTCATGTATACACTACCAAATTCTTGTGGTACTGCATACGGAATTTCGTTTACAAACGCTCCCTGCTCTACGCCCCAACTGCTAGCAAGTAAGCCGGTTTTAACCCTAGTCCCTGCCCTAACATCCGATAGCAAAGCCGTTGCCGCTTCCGTTGCTGCCGCTTCGTTATCGAATTCCTCTACCTTTTCTAGCGCCTGTATAACTTCCTTTTGCCCCTCGATTACTACCCGTGGCTTGCCCATAATTAACTCGCTTAATTACGGGGCAATATCCAAAACCGGGGTACTAACAAACGGTAGCGTAACCTCAAACTCAGCGAATGTAGAAACCTCCCCGCCATACTGCACAGGGATAGCGGTAACCTGTCCGGTAATCGCGGGAGTAGTCGCGCCGGGGGTAGCAGTCTGCCCGTGGGCATTTACCACCACATCTAGCGTTTCTCCCTTATGGTCCCAGAGATAGCGAGCCAATCCACCGGTACCATAATTCTGCCCAGCGCGCAAGACTAATGCGTAAGTTTCTGCTTCTGAATTTGACTGTACCAGCCCGTCGAGTGTCGGGTAATCGACGGTATCCCCAGCGGTAACCTCCACATGGACATCCGCCGCTTCCCCTTGGAACGGGACCGCTGCGCTAGCCCCCGCCTTAAGAGTAAAAAGCGCAGTCTTAAGGAATAGCACCGTTGACATTTACGAAACCTCCGCTAGTGTCTCGATGATTCCGCGACAAGCGAAATACCTAACCCCGCCCATATCCGTTACGGAGGGTCTGCGCCAACTCGGCCTATTCCAGTTTGGCAATCCCTCTACCGCTGCGTTAATTGCGATAACTAAACTTTCCAACTCGTCAAAAGTTGCTATACTGTCAGACTTGCCCGCTACCGCCCACACTTCCCATTGCTGGGTACGCCTACCCCCCGCCTGCCCAGATAGCGCTACCCACGGGTCAGCGGGGAATATGCGCGCACACGGAGCGCTAAATTGCCCCATGCCATAAAACGAGCGAATGTCTGCCGCATCCAGCGCGGCTAGCAATTCGGCGCGACTACTGGTAAGGCTCACCCGATACCCGGACCGTTTCCGTATCGGTCTGCAATCGGCTTGATACCCTCTAGATAATCGCCCGCGATATTCGCAGCGCTCCCGTTAATATCGTTAGAGTAAGAGGCTTCCCGCCGCTTATAGCAGTTGGCTCCCGCCAGCATAGCGGCTACCTCTAACTCATCCTGCATCGGTTGCGGGTAGGGGTCGATAGTGACACCGTTAAGGCGGGTAGTTATGCCCGCCTCAACGGCGCTAGCGCAAGCATCCGCCCATGCCGTTTCCGGCGCGCTGGGAGAGGTTGCCCCAACAAAGGCTAGGATTTCTGCGCCAGTAGGATAGGCCATCGAAATTAACTCGCTTAATTCCTACAGCCTAGACATTAGTATATGTATGCTTCTGAATGCCCTTTGGCTCTAGAACAGCAAACCCGAAATACTGCCAAACCGCAAACACAACGCTTTGCGGTCCCTCGCGCTCCATAAGCCGAACATCCAGAACGGTAGACTTCCATTGCCGCGCATCGTTGCGCCGCGCAATAATCGTATTCTTGGCATCCAGAATAGCCCACGCTGGGACCACCGGAATACCCCCAATCTGCCCCGCCTGAAAACCGCTGCCAACCTGTGCATTGGAATTCTGCGGATTCATAAACGGCATAAGCGGTCGCCCGGTGCTGTCTGTCCCGGCAAGTAGGTTGCCCCAATCAACAGCATTGGTAAACACACCCTCGGCGGGCAGGAAGCGAGCGCCAACCCCGCCAACATCTGTACCAGCAAAATACTTACCCAGAGCGGCAGTAATGCCCCTATACAAGTCACCGCCGCTCTGGGCAGCACCGGTACCGGCTGTATCGGGAATAGTGCCGGATGCCGTCAACGCTTCTAGCACCAAGGCAATTTCGCGCTCTGTATCACGCATCAGCAATTCGCGCAACTCGTTACCGATGATAACATCAGTACCGGGAGACGCACCATCGACAGCCTGACGCGCAACGATAGACTCGCCACCAATAGTCTTAGGTGTAAGAGTCTTAGGCGCAGTAGCAATATCAACATTGCTAAGTGCTGTATTCTGCGTAGCCTGTGGGGCAGTATCGCCAGTAGCACTAGCAAACGATGGAACGATAATGGGATTAGGTGCAGTAATCGGGGTAGTAGCAAAGAATGCACCAAATGGCCCATTATACGAAACATCCGGCACATACAAATCCGGGTAATAAATAGTCGGATATGCACCGGCTAATTCGCTAGTCTCAACTGCTCGGCGTTCCAACTGGTCTGCAAGGTCAACAATTAGCGCCTTGTGCTGCGCCATGCGAGAGGCAGCAGCAGCGTCCCTAGACTGTACCAGTAGGTCAGCAAAATAGGAATGACCCCTACCCGGACCATAAATAGATTCCTGACGCGTTGCGCGGATGGGTGCAGAGGTTGCCGGAAGCGCTGCGCGCTCCGCATTGCGCCGCTCTGCCTCTGCCGCTGCATCGGCAATCAGCGCATCCACATTTGCAATCCGCGTAGTAAGCGCGGTAATCTGGGCAGTTTCGCTATCCTCTAGCGCTCGATTCTCTGACTCGGCTAGGGTGCGAATGGTCGCAATCTCCGCTGTAAGGGTGCCCTTGCGCTCTGACAGCGCATCGGTTGACAAAGCCATTGCCGTTCCTTTCTGCGCTGTCGCGCTTCTAAGTGTCACCCGCGCATCGTTATACGCCGGTGCGTATGCTCCCGCGATACCCGCGAGCCTAACGCCGCTGTAATACTCCACGGTATCCCGCTGCCTACGGGACAACCCCGGTAGGAATTCGATAGAGACACCGTTTAGACCGCTGCGAATGTGGGTACGAACCTGCGTTGACTCTGGCACATCATCCAGAATTTCGGCGCTAAAATACAGCCCGTCTCCCCGTTCCTCTAGTTTGTCGATAATCGCAACTGGCACCCCGCCTAACTCGCCATGCCGGTTTAGGTAAGCAATACGCTCACCCCCTGCGACAGCGCGAGCCATCGACGCAAACGCGCCTTGCGCGAAGCGCTCTTTTCCCCTGCCAAGGTCTAGCGTAATTCCGTAGGGGATTGCCAAACCCTCAATGCGGGATGGCGCACCCTCCGTACTCCGAATCTCAACCCTGCCCAGAGCGGTAGTGTGCGCCATCGTGCCTAAATCCTCCCTGCGCCCCGTAGAGCCACGCTACGCCCCGCTACCTGCGGGTGTGGCTTCCGGTGCCGCTTCCTCTGTTTCCTCGTCGCTCGGTGCCTCTGCGGGCGCCTCGGGCGATTCTGGCGCGGCTGGCTCTGGCGATTCCTCCAAATCGGGATTAGGGGGCAAACCCTCCAACGCTCGTACCTCCGCTACATCCATCCATGCTTTACCGCCCGTGGCAATCTGCCACGAACGGAACCTAGATTCTTGCCCCGCGCGAGTAAGCGCCGTCATGTCAATTTGCATTTCGCGCT